TTCGCGGAATATAGCTGTGGAGTTGCGAAAGGCTTATGCGTTCTAGTGGGTTGTAGTTCCAAAACAGATCCTTCACCTCAAGAAAATCAGAGGGCAGAGTGGCGTATCCATCGTTGCTCAGAGTTAGAAGGATCGTCTTCTCGTTAACTGGTGCTCGAAGCTCATGGAAGATTCTATTCTCCGCAAGCTCGATAAAATCTGGAATGACCGACGATAAATCCTCGCGGTTTAGCCAATCCGCTACGGATAGCTTAAGACCGTCATATGTTGTGAGGCTCATAGCCTTCCGCCTCTAGTTCTTAAATATGCGTATTCTGGCGAGTTAAGCTTTTTCTTAATTTTTTGCTGGTCTTCGTAAGTCGGAGCCATCATGTTGATCCCTTCTTTCATCCACTCCATGATAACCACGGCGGGTATAGACGCTACTCTGGCGGTGTCCCCCCACTTAGCGTGCTTATCCACTTCGTTTGCATCTCGAATGTTTCGAGAAATAATCGGTGAGACATCCTGCGTGTGCGCTACATGCAGCTTATCTTCCATCTCATCGTGAACTATGTGGGATTTTAAATCAGACATATCTAACCCTGTGTAGTTTTAACCATTTGAGGTTGTATTCTAAGGCGCAGAAAAAGGTGCCTCCCCCCGAAGGGGGAGACTTGCTCAGGGGAGGAGTGAGCAAACTCTACGCAGTTAGCGCGTCGATCTTTCCGCTTGCCTTGTCGTTTTCACAAACCAAGGTTAGTTCGGTAAGCATCTGTCTTCGATCTGAGTCGCCGGTTTTAGCCAGTACAACAGTCTGCATAGGACGCAGTACGGCGCGTGACCAATACTCAGTATCCAGAACCAACACGGTGTTCGCATTGAGGAATCTGTTAGGGACGACTGATACCTGGCCGAATGGACTTATAATTATATCCACAGAATTAACCAGAGTGGTTCCGGTAGCGAAATCACGCTGACGGCCTGACGCTGTTGCGAAACCTGCAACCGTTACAGAGTGCGAAGGAGTTACTTGAACCTGATTTGGCTCACCACCTTCCTCGTAACACTTTTGCAAAACGTCTAACAGTAATGCTTCGCTTAGTGCTCTGTTCGAGCCAGCGGTGTTAGTCGTTGCTGAAGCGATCTGATTCGCAGCAGAAGTTAACTGACGCGCAGTTGTGCCGTTACCAGCGGTTCCAGCTTGTCCAGCGCCTACGAAGCTGTGCTCGATGTCGCGCTTGATTTCCTTACCGGCTTTAGCAATAGCGTATGCTAGATCGCTGGTGCGACCATAGGTGCCTACTGCTTCTGCGGTGCCAGAAACCTGAACTACCTTGTCGAAGATTTGCGTGTTAGCAGTCTTTACGGTCTGAGTGATCGTAGAGGCTGTACCCGCATCGGAACCTTCGATTTTAGAATTCACCGCCACAGCAGCCAATTCGTCTTGGAGCCATTGGTGCAGAGTAGCTGACGCAGTTGAAGAGCCGATGCTAGAAAGCATTGGTGTGTTTGTTGGCGAGATATCGTAAATGATGTCTTCTACGTCTTCGCGCTTTCCGACCTGATCAAAAGTTTTGAGGGTGCCTGATACTGTTGGCATTTTATTTAATCCTATTCAAAAGGGCAGCAGCCGCATCGTCTAACGTACCGGACTTCCTTAATCGTTCTCGCGTTTTACGAGAGCTTTCGGACTGAACCGCTTTGCTAGAATCCGCTTTGCCACCTGACAAAGTTTTAGTTGGTGACGGCTTAATTTTCTTTTTAGCCGTAACCTGTTTTGCCTGATCGAATTGCATCGCTTTCCACAACGCTGTTATGACTCGGTGATCGGTGATTTGATTAAACTCCTCACTTGCCACACCTAAATCTTTCTGAGCAAAATCCCCGATCTTGTAGTACAGATCGTTATTCCAGTTGGGGATATTCGTTTTCAAAACAGTCAGACTTTCAGCCGCAGCTTCTTTGTGGGCTTTCTCGTTCTGTTGCTGTTGTTGTTCCTGAAACTGAGTCGCCTGCGCCTGTATATAGTTGTAGGTGGACTGAGTTTGCTCAAAGGCAGCTTTAGCTTGCTTATACTGATCAGGATTTTCTACGGCTACAGCTTCCCAATTCACACCTTGAAAGCGTGAAATGTCAGCGTTAGCAGCAGATAGAAGGGCATTCATGGTTGCTTCGGTCTGCTCGGTTTGGGCTTCAAAAGCCTTCCGCTGCTCCGCTACCAATTGCGTCTTCTTTGTGTAGTCGCTTTGTCTCAGGTAACCAAGTTTTAGTTCTTCGGCTGTTAAGCTCTCGCCATCAACCTCAAACTTCATCTCTTCAGATTTTTCCTCCTCAGAATCATCGGTTGGGTCGTTATCGACCTCCTCATCTTCAGGGGCTTCTTCTTCTGGTGCCTCTTCAAACTCTGCGTCTACCGTTTCGGCTTCGTCAGCCTCTTGACCGGATTCTTCCTCACCTTCGGGTTGTTCCAATTCGGATTCCAAGAGCGCGGTTAATCTGTCGATCTCGCTTGAACTAGAAGAGTCCTCTAAGGTCTGTTCTCCTAATTCGTTTTCTAATTCTGCCATTTTACTCACCATCTTGTTGCTTACGCAACTCTAAGTTGTTGATTAATTGAGCAAATTGCTGCACGAACATCTGCCCCGACTTAAACATTGAGTAAAGCCTTTCGCGCTCTTCTTGTGCTTCAGACGGAGTTTGCAATATTTGGTCTACTATCCCCTGGTTCATCATCTGGAACGCTTCGTTAAAAACTTGCGAGTTCATCAGGTTTTGAGCCTGATCTGCTTTAGCTTGTATTTCGTTCAGTTCCATCGTTTCTAGGTCGCTCATCATTAAAGTCCTTTACGGGTTGCTTTGGCTTAGGTTTCCTCTTTCGAGGTTTCTTTTCTGGAGGGGTCGCAGCAGACTGCTGCTCCCTGTACTCCGAAAACTCTTTGAAGGCTTGCTTGACGTTTTTGTGAGAAGACTTCTTCTGGTCTGCGGCCTTTTTAATAAAGCTGTTGAATCGTGAAACGTCACTCATTAGCCGATACTCACGTTGCGGTTCTGCGTCTTTTCAAGAACCAGTTCAGCTTCGTCCATTTTCATTTGGTGCTTCATCTTTTCTGCATCCATAAGCAAACGAGAGTCCTCGTTCTCTTCTTGGTGCTCTTGCTTGTCGCGTTCTATTACGCTGCGGTTTTGCTCTTTCAAGATGTCTAGCTCTAACTGGCCCTCTTGAACGCTAACCTGCCGTTGAAGCATTTCGGCTTGAAACTCAACTTGCTCCATCTGCATCTGCTCTTGGCGCTGCGCCTCTTCCTGCTGCTGCTGCTGTTGCTGCTGCTGCATTTGCTGAAACTCTGGCGAGTTTGGATCTGCCAGATACGCAGCCGCATCTTTAATGTTCAATAGGTCAAAGGCTCTACTGAGCATCGCGTGCCGCTGCTGCTGACCATACAAACCGCCAAGGGTTGGATCTTGAGGGTTTTGTGTGAACTGGGTGTCCAAGCTCAACAACATTTGAGCTTCTTGTGCCTGCTCATCTGGTGTTAGCGCAACTGCAACGGTCATCTCAGTTCGATCACCAAGGAACGCAGGATTTACCGGAATAAACTGCCCGTCTAGCTGTAACAGCTTCTCTTCTTTTTCGTACTCAACCGCAAGCCTGTACAAATCATGCATCAAAGGTTTTAGGAAGTTCTCAGCCAAGTTACGCGCCATGATCATCACACGCCGATTACTGGCGTTCATAAACGTGTTAATTAGATCACTTGAGTTCTGCTTGCTGACAGCAGTAGAGTCCATGCCCCTGCTCATGCGGCTTGAACCAGAACGCGCTTCTTTCTCTTTCTCAAAATTCTCAATAGCTGTGTAAACGTTTCCGTTTAGCTGCGGAGTTGGAAGAGGTCTAACCACGGATTCAGGGTTTGGTGAGTTAACGTCAATCACCGCACCAACACGGTTGTCCAGCAAGTCTCTTGGATTCTTAACCAACGACAAGTTGGCTACCCAACGGCTTGTTGTAGTTAAGAACAAATGATCGACCACGCCTCGCTTCAACGATGACTGCGTCTTCTGCAAGTCGCATAGAACATCAGCAAGACTCATGCCGTAGAAGCGATGCGGTAACGGAAATGGGCAGAAGCTGCGGAATGGCATCTCACTGACTAACTCAACGTCTAACATTACTCGTCGGCTGTGTATGACCTTATAGTAGACACAGGCGTTGATCTCTTCGTCGTACTTCTTAATATAGGACTCGTACAGCGTGACGTACTCTCTATCCTTAGAGTCATTTATGCCCGTTGAGTCTTTTCGGAAGCTGTCTACAGAGTCCCGCCCTAACGAGCCGTCTTCCTTCAACATTTCTTCTTCATCAAGACGATCTACAATTGACTGTTCAAACCCTTCCGCTAGAAGCTCACCGCGAGTCCTTGCCATGCGGTGGCTGCAAAAGTCGCTTGTCTCTATGTCCTTGGCCCGTGGGCTGATCAAGAAATCTTCTGGCTCTACCGTCTCAACGCACACCTTACTGGTGTCTATACGCTTGTGTGCAGTGCCTGAGATAGACATTTCCGCATACTCAACACCTGTTTGTTGGTCTACTGTAGAAACCATGTCCTCTACGATTTCCAAAGGTGTCATAGAGGGGTCGGACATCATCACATTGAACTCAGCCTCGCTGATGCCCTCAAACTCCATCGTTTCGTAACGGTAATCGTCCTTGTAGTACCTTTTAACTATCCCAGTTTTAGCAATGAGCGCATCGTGAATAACTGACGAAAGAATTCTCATTCCGTCATTTTGTCGGAAGAAGTTGTAATTAACCCACGCTGTAGCCATGCGTGCGCCCATGACATCTTCAGGAGATTGAGCGTCAAAGCGGCAGATGTTCTTGTCTGCACTAAAGGTTTGTAACAATAAAGCTTTTACGCCCTCAACCGCATCGAACACATCCATCGAAACGTGCTGGCTCCTACCACGGATTTCGTTACCCATAGGTTCACCGTAGTAGTATCGATGACCTTTATCCCTTTGCTCACCAACCTCGCTGTTCGCGTAGGTGTCTGCACTGTCAATATTCTGCTCAAGCGTACTCAGCAGTTCGTTTTCATCAATAGTCGTAATCATGGCTTGTATAAGCTCCTGTTCGTGTGCCGACATTCTCACGCTCTGCTCGATTTTGACCAAAACGGGTCACGCTTATTGCCGAATAGCGTGTCGCGTCCATAAGGTCATCAAACTCTTTGTGAATCTTGCCTTTTTTGCGGTGATACCTTCTAAATTCTTCAAACCAAGGTAACAAGTTATTGAAAACCTTCAATCGGCCTGTGCGAAAACGTTCTAACATTTCCATAAGCGCGGGTTCGACGTAGTTTGTGCCGTCTGGATTGCTAAATTTGCCGATCATCAGCACTCCAGCTTCTAAATACATTTCAGCCAAGGTCTTGCCGCTGCCCTTCTCCGTCGAATCGCCATCGTGGGGGTAGATAACTGGAATATCTTTGCCTCTGGACTTGATTACCGCTGCATGTATCGCTGGAACCTCATCGGCTTTCTTGTAAACGTCATAAACGTATATCGTATCCGTATCCGCGTTATAGGCAGTCCAAACAACGGTGGTTGGGTGCGTGATACCGAAGTCAATTGCAGCCAGTTTTTTATAATGAGGCGGTATCTCAAACGGTTCGCACTTCACAGCCTCTTCCGCTATCGGGAACACCATGCCTTCGCCCAAAACGGGTATGCCCTTACTCCGCATATCCCTCTGATATTCAGGAATTGCAGCAAGCAACTGTTCCTTCGTATCCTTATCTAAGTGCGTTGCATCCTCCCATGTGGCGTTTGCCAGATGCTGCCCCTTAGCTCGGTTGTCCATGAACTGGGACACCAACTCAGTCACACCATTTTCTGGAGTGAACGTCATAACAACATACCCACCCTTGCCATCGTTGCCAGTGGCTGTACGGGTTAAACATTGTGGGTAGATGGTGGGGTCAACAGGTTCCTCGTCGATCCAGATAAAGTCTTGGCTCGACCCCATCAAAACGTGTTGCCCCTGCGTGTAACTTTTGAAGCTGACCGTGCTTGTGTTGCCTCTGGCATGTCGCACTGCAACGTCCCTGGGCAACCGTGGCGTTCCCATTGCGGGGGTAACTTGATACACCAGTTTTTGCGGAATCAATCCAGAGCCATCAAACTTGCCGTCACCAAGGTAGGCACCGAAAAGTTCTTTGACCAACACATCGCGTAACTGCTCACCGGACACCCCAAGGCACCAAAGGTTCACAGGCCGATTGAATTGAACGCCTTCCCACCACTCTGGATATTCACCTGTCAGATGGAACGCTACCTCTAAAGCCATAGACGCAGTTTTGCCGACACGGTTTGCAGCCATGAGAAGACGCTGCTTGTTCGTTTTACCGGATTTGTAGAAATCAGCTTGCCACGGGTACGGTTTGAAAAACGACATGCGGTTCTCGCGCCTGTGCTGTTTTACCAGTTCAATCGCTTGCGCCAGTTCTTCCGCTTTCTCTTGCTGGGCCTCTGTTAATACTGGAGTCCCTTTTTGCGAACCCTCTTTTTGCGAAGTCACTTCCGCCATAAAACCGCCCCAAGTATGTATCTCAGCATATGGCCCCGTACCCGCCCCTGCCGGAGTCCCATTTTTGCGAAGCCTAACGACTTAGCTACGCCGTCTAACGACTTAGCAACGCCGCAAAGTGATGCAGGGGTGCCGACGACTAACGTTTCTGCAATGGTGCGCAAGGGTAGATGGGTGCCCGCGCTATGTGATTCCCTTAAGGCGCTAAGGCGTGTAAGGGTGCCGATACACCCATCTAAGGGCACCGATGCGCCGATAGCTGCACCAATCACGGCGCAAACCCCTGCCCCGCTGACCGTTGCGGTTGATGCCGCATCCAACACAACGTTAAAGGCTCGCAGGATCAACCCCGTTGTCAATGAGAGTCTGCATTGCTCGTTGCACGTTGTGGTCGTGGTCGTGGCTTATGTGGCCTGATACGTCATGTTCTTGTCTGTCGCTCCAATTCTGCCTGTCACGGTTCTTGAGGTAGAACTGTGCCGCAGCCACGTTTGGGCGGTCTGGGTCCGTAGCCGCCTGAAACAAGCTTGATGTGACCGCTTTAATGCCTTCCGCACGCCCCTCTTTAATGGCGCACCCAAAACCGTCAGGATCGCCACGCTTGCGTCTATCGATAGTTGACGGGCTAACGCCTAACGATTGCGCTATTTGAATCTCAGACATACCTTGCGCAGCAAGTTGCCTTACTTGGTCAATGTCTATGTCTACGGGTAATCGCGCCATTTGTGCCTCATTTAGCGTGTAAATGTGCGGCAATTATGCCACCGGATCGTCCGTGTAACCTATTGATTTATCTACCTTTTGTATTTATTTCATCTTTTTGTTGTTTTTTTGTTTACATCTAGTTGCTTTGACAACTTTAGGTTGATATTGTTGGCCTCATCAATAACAACACAAGGTAATGAACAAATGACTAAATCAATCACAGTAACAATCAAAACGGTCTACGGCATCGAGACTGTCTACCCAGTTTGCGGTAATGCGCACACCTTTGCGCAAATCGCAGGCACCAAAACGTTGACGCTTGAAACCATTAGCAACGTTAAACGTTTGGGTTACAGCGTGGCCCTTCAAAATCAATCGAAGCTGGCGCAAGCGTTGGGGGCTTAAAAATGAAAACAATCTATATCGATGGCGAAACCGTTCAGATAGGTACTCGCTGGGAGGTTTGCCCACGCTGCGCGGGTGCGGGTAGTCATGGCAACCCTGCTTTTGATGGCGCTTCTTTAAATGATTTCGATGATGAATTCCTAGACGGCTATTTTTCTGGTGACTATGACGTTTCCTGCTCCGATTGCAGCGGCAGAACTACCGTCAAAGTAGATGACCTTTCATCGCTAACTCCAGAACAGTTTGAAAACTACGCAATCGAGCGGCGGCAAGAGGCAGAAGATCGGCACGCGGACTACATAACGTACCGCGCTGAAATGGGTCTTGGCTGCTAGTTCTAACTGACGAGCGTTGGCTGGTGACCAACCGAAACGCCGCGAGGCGTATTAGAAAACCAAACAAGGTAACCAAAATGACAAACTACTCAGACTTTCTAATAAGTAACGGCGTTGTTGATTCACGGGCTTTCCCGCTTCGCGCTGCGATGAAGGAATTATTCAGCGCCTATTGTGCGCTTGACCTAGGGCAACGCGCCCAGTTCGATAGCATCGTTGCAGACCGATGTTTGCGCGATGCCGTAATTCAATTCGCGGAGACTGAAAACGGGTGCAACACCCAATTAGACACCCACGTTAAGCGGGGTGTTAAGTGATGATGGAACTGCAAACATATCTAGACGATGTCGCGGCAATTACCGCCGTTAACCCAGCCCACCAAAAAATGGTATCTAAGCTTGCGCAGTTGAACCGCCGCGTAGATTTCCACGTTGACCAAGCAAGCTTTGCTCAAGATGTCGAGAATGAAAAGCTTGAACGTAAACACTTAGCGTTAGAGCAGAAGTATTTTGACGCTATGCTGGATGTAGAAACGCAGCTCCCAAAATATGAAGTCGCTAATTTTGCGCGTCAATTTATGTCAATTTTTGGGAGATCTTTGTAATGCACTTCCAACTAGTAAAAAAATCTAGCAACGCCAAAATAGGGCCTATCCCAGCAACTAACAGCGCACGCGCTTCGTGTCCGCCAGCTTGCCCGTTGGCGGGTGCCGGTGGTTGCTATGCTGAGGCGGGTTTCCATACCCGTTTAAATTGGGACAAACTCGACGCAGGTGAGCGTGGCAAAGAATGGCGCGAATTCGTGGCGGATATCGCGGCGCTGCCCGATGGTACGTTATGGCGGCACAATGTCAGCGGCGACCTACCACCCATCGCGCCCGACCAACTAGACGAATCCAAAGTGTCCGAATTGGTCGCGGCTAATAAAGGCAAGCGCGGGTTTACCTACACCCATTATCCAATGGACCGCGTCAACTCGCGCATCGTCCGCACAGCTAACGCCAGCGGATTCACGATCAACGCAAGCGCCAACACCGAAGCGCAAGCAATTGAATACGCCAAGCGCGACCTACCAACGGTAGCCATTATCAGCAAGCAGGAACGGGGCGAAAACTGGCGCGGATTTGAGCGCAGCGGCGTGCGATTCGTCCAATGCCCCGCTGAATACAAAGAGGGCGTTACTTGTAAATCTTGCAAGCTTTGCAGCTATGCCACGCGCAAAACAATCGTTGGCTTCACGGTACACGGCACCCGCGCAAAAAGCGCCGACATCATAGCGAGGCGTTAAGCAATGAACATATCACCTAACACTCCCGACAAGCAGCTACAAGATAGCGGTTTGCGCCTGCGCTTCGTCCGCCGAAGCATTAAGCATTTGCACCAAATGCCCAACAAAAACCAATGTCACATAAAGCAGCTACAAAAATTAGTAAACGAGTATTCAATTCTTACATCTAACCAAGGGGTTCAAAATGACCGATAACCGACAAAAATACATCGACAAGGTGCGCAAGCTATTAAGCATGGCGCAACACAACGCAAGCAATGAAAACGAAGCGGCAACCGCTCTAAGACAAGCGGAGTCTTTGATGCGCCGTTTTGACATCGCTCACTCCGAACTAGAAGCAAGCAAGCTTAGAGCAGATGACATGATGCGCGGCGACACCAACGAAAGCCGTAATAGTTTATGGGTTTGGTTTTTGGCTTGGGCAGCGGCAGACGTTACCGACACGAAACCCACTAAGCGCGGGGGGCTTGTAAATTTTGTCGGTGTCACTGAAGACGTACAAGTTGCATTGATGTTTTTCGACTATCTCACAAACGTAGTCGAGCGATTAGCCAAAAACTACACGGGAACCCGTTCGGAACGAAACGCTTTCAAAATGGGAGCGGTAATGGGCATCGGCGGCTCCGCTAGAAAAATTCAACAAGAACGGCGCGAAGCTTTTGCGCAAGCGAACACCACCGGCACCGATCTAGTTGAAGCCAAGGGCGCTCTGATCGAAAGCACCTTCAACCTACGCTATCGCAAAGCCAAGCCCGTTACCGTTTCCAGTGTTACCAGTTACCGCGCAGGGTTGGCAGCGGGTAAGAAGGTGTCTTTAACTTCCCAAATCGGCGGCACCAGCCGCTCCGCTATCCGATAACCGAAAGCGGTAGCGTCGAGCGCATCACTCCGGTGGTGCGTTCCGCGATGCCGCTCCGGTGTCATTCAGAAAATTAAGGAAGTAAAAAATGGAAATAAAAAGCGAAAGAGAATTAGCCGCGTTGTTATTTGGGGTCACCATTGCGGCGGATTTAGATTGCGAACATGAAGCCACAAATTCGCACACCCTTTTATTGGGCGACTTTGAAAACATACAAATCTGGGTGGGTAAGGATAGAAAAATTGGGAGAGACTGCGGCCAGATGATTCACTACCACGCGATTAAGGGCATTGAAGTAAGCGCAGAAAACGAGGCCAAAGCCATTTGGAGCCGCTGGGTTGCTGAAGAAACAAAAAACAAGAAAAACGAACAGCAGGTGAAAAAATGCAAAAAGTAATACCGCCAATTTTTAAAACTCTGACCAAAACAATGATAGAAAAAGGTAATCCCGATTGCTGGGCAGAACTAGCAACGTTTGCCCGTTTGTTTGGTGTCGATTTCAACGCGCTAGAAAACGGGCAGCGTGTCGAGTTGCCGCTGGCGTTTACCGATGGCAGTGAGAGCGTTATCCGCTTTTATCGTGTAACGGGTAAAGGTGGGCGCAAAGATAAGCGTTACAGCATCCCAGCGGCGGACTTACGCGCTCAGGCCAGCGTAGGCGATACCATCGCTTTCACCTTCAAGACCGACAAAGAAGGCCAAGCTATGCTTTTGGCTAACGTTACGAGACAAACTGAATTAATGCGCCTCACAAGTGAAAATTTAGACGTTACCGCGATGATTTAAGGCAGGGCACAGGCTAGAGCACGTTAGGCACGGGTTGGATTTTGCTAACCCGTGCCTTTTTTTGCTTATAAATCAATGGGTTAGAGCGAAGGCACGGGTGGCACGGGTGGCACGGGTTGTTTTCCAGTTTGCTGGGGGGCAGGTGTGCGCGTGCGGGCACGGGGCCAGCGGGCACGGCGGAACGGCTAAAGATACTACTCTTATATTATTCTCTTAAAATTAAGAGTAATAACCTGTACCACCCGTTCCTTACCTGCAAAGCCGCAACGCAGCGGGATTTCTTGGCACAGGTTGCGAAAATCCAACCCGTGCCTACCCTGTGCCTTTTGGCCTAACCCGTGCCTACCGTCAAAAGTGATCGGGTTCCGCGTGCCATTGGTTAGGCACAGGTTCGCACGCCCTCAACCCGTGCCTACCCTGTGCCTTTTGGCCCAGCCTGTGCCTACCGTCAAAATGCATCTTCTCACCAGTTTTTTCTGGCAGATTTGCTTCTGAGGTGTTTTGGGGTCGTTTTTGAAAACCAAACCTGAAAAGTCAAAAATCTTGAACGGTTTTAATAATCATTTTTAATTTTGCAAATAAAAAACCCCTCTGAGGAGAGGGGTCTAGGTGGTGGTGGGGGTCAAACGCGAGAGAGATATCACCTCCTTACGAGCTTTGATGCTGTTTCTTTATTTTGCCTATCTGGCTCTGATAAGCAAATGTCTTTGCGATCTGTTCCCTGGTCAATATCCCCCGCTCACGTTTGTACATGGTCGAGTCAGCAACTTGGATCTCTCCACCATCATCCAGAAACTTCTGAACCGCATCAGCAGTTTTTCGCCTTTCAGCTTCTCTCTTTGGATCAGTAGATGGCCTCAATGGATTGTCTCCTCAATCTCTAAAAAATCGACTTCCCACCGGCAGCAAGTTGACCAATATTCGTAAGTCCACCTCTCCACCCGCTGGTCCCCATACGGCTCCATGTCTATGCAGATTTCCTCGATAACGTCACAAAGTTTGTGGCACTTGCAGCATCTATAATCTGTCACTGCACACCTCCCTTATCCCTAAGTAGTCGGCATGAAGACCGTCCGCCAAACGAGAGCAGTAGGCGGACTCGGAAGCTAATGCGTCCTGATAGTCCTGCTCCCCTACGAACCCTAAGAGAGCGAAAAATAGAGCCGCTAAAACGGCACTTGTCGCTACGTTCATAATTACTCCTTAAAACCTTCCCAGCGTTCACGGAAAATATCTTTTATTTTGGTTACCGTGCTCGGTGCGATACCTAGCTTTCGTGCTATTTGCTTTGAGCTATCACCTCTACGGCTGTCACCGACAATCGTGTTCACTACTTCTTCGTTTTGATCAAGCCTCAAAGGCTTCGATCCGTTTAAGCAAGAGCCGTTGAAAATTCGCAGCAAACGCCCATCAACAGCTACCCTTGTAGCTTGATAGAATAAATTACTCATTGTTGTATACACCACTTTTTGTTGAAATAAAACGTAGCAGTTGAGCAGATTGATGGCGTATATGATGTTTCGGGGGCCACCATGTTCATCTACTCTATTTCTCGTCGCAGGAAACCAGCTTATGAAAAGCTTTTTTTTGCGCACAAACTGACGCTGCTACTCGCCTGTTGAGGAAGTGCGCCCCCTATTATGTGTTGTCTAGGTGGAATTTGATTTTCACGCCGTCTGTGTAGACGTTGGCCTCATCATAATCGTGCTCAACGTTCTGCGGGGCGTACTGTAGCCACTCCGCAAAAGTGCTGCCTTTTTTAAGATCATCACTGCGGTATGCTGCGCTCAAAGTTTGAGCAATTACCGCTGCACTCTTATCTCTGTAGCAGAACGATTCGTTGAAATTAGTTTCGTGGGTGAAAGGCGAGTCGCAGTCTTCAACGACAATGCGATCTCGGAAAATATTCAGCAGGTCGCTTATATCTTCTATGGTGAGTTGCGCGGATAAGTCCCAGATGTCTCCAGCTTTGAACTTTAGCTGACGCAGGCTATCTAATTCTTCCCGCTGGCAACGGTAGGTGTTTTCTCTGTCGAAAGCGGCGGCAGTAATTTCCTGCCTCTCGTTTCGATCCTTAATTAGTTGGTCTTTCTCCTTTTGCAGTTCGTTTACTTCTATCAACCGTTCCCGCGCTAAATCCGTCAAATTAAGTATCTGCGCGTTCTTCGTAACATATGGCACATCATTCTCCCTTGGAAAAACCATAACAGCGTTATTGCTTGACCAAGAATCTAACAACAAAAAGTTAACTTATCAACTCTTTGATTACATTAAAAATTAAAAATGTTACTGCATTACATTTTTATCGACGATGTTGTGACACCACCAAAAAAGATCGTGCTCATCCATGTCATGTTTTATCAGATTTACGCGCAAACATACAAGCTGTACATTTCGAGGAGAAAAAACGTAGCCCTTATCTTGATCTATGCGGTCAAGAGACACGTTCATGTCTTTGCCCTTGCGCCCCTTACCATCTTTAGCTGCTTGCATCCGCACACCGGACAGGGCGCAGCGCCCGTCCTGCTCTTGCCATATTTGCATTACTCGCTCTATGTCGATGTCCCACTCAAGACCGCGCTTCTTGGCTCCGTATTTTGCTTTAGCAACGGTGTTGCGCAGGTAGTCTCTAGGACTGTTGTGCTGTGTGCGGAACTCTGCTTCGGTGCGGCATTTCCTACAGGTTTTCTCAACGGAACCGTCTGGCCTCCTGTAGAACAGACTGGTTTGCTTGTCCTCCCCACAGACAACGCATTTTTGTGATTTCATTGCTCAATTATACTAAAACGGCACTAAATCGTCGCCCCAGTTGCTTGGGTCTAACGGGTCTAACCTATCGTCTTCCGTCCACTCAACGGTTATGCCCAGATACTCCTCAAAGCTTTTCCGCGCTTTCTTCAAAGTTTCTAACTGCACCGCCCTGAACCGCGCACCACCGGCACGCTTGTGAACTTCCTCCGTGTATATGCCGGTCTTGCGCAGCGCCTTCCAGAAACTGTTTTCACGGGTTACGGCCTCATACCTACCCTTCACGCTTGAAGTGTAGATGGCGTAAAGCTGAGTCTTGCTGACCTCTTCACCAAACTGAAGCGATTCGCCTGCTATCTTATGCTCTCTGAATTCTGCGTTCTGCAAACTGGCTAACAAAAACGCATCGACCCCACTCAGGTTTTCCAACTTCTGTTCGTCCAGAGCAGCAGTCTGCGGTGCCTTTCGCACGTTAACTGACGATAGGTCAAAGTGCTTGAGGTAGTAGAGCAGAGCAGAGCCGCCGCCGTTGTGAAACCAAGAATCTAAAGACTCGAAATATTTGCTGTCTTCTTTGCGGCAGTCGCTGATATCAAAAACTGCAAACCTTCTCTCATCCAGCGTGGCGGGCACAACGAAGTCATCGTTACTGGTGAAAACGATCCGCGTGTAGTTAGGTGCCATGTAGCCATCAACGCCTTTCTTTTCTACGAAAATCTGGCTGGCAGTCAGCAAGTCTTTTAGCGCCGACTCCGCAGCCTTGGCACCGGCCCAGTACGCCTCTTCGCCTACCAGCAGCAACGTCTCTTGGAGGTGCTTGTTAAAGTTGCCGGTGATGTGTTCAGCCTTACTGGCACTGGTAAAGTGGCTCTTAACAAGCCAGCCCAGCAACTCCGCAAATTTGGTCTTGCCTGTGCCCTTCAATCCTCTAAGCACCAGACCAATACCGATTTTGACCTGCGGCTGCTGAACCATCTGCGCGGCCCATGCGATAATCCAGTTCGCGTTTGCGACATTCCCGTCCGCAATAACGTACGTTATAAAGTCGAGCCAAGGCTGCACATCTCCCTGTACAGGATCAACCGACCAGCCGCGCCAGAGGTTGTATTGATTTACTGACTCGCCGTCAGGGCTGAACGCCAGACCCGCTGCGTATGTCTTGCGTTCCTCATGCTCTAACCACATATCGACTAGGTTGACTAGCCGTGGCGTTTTGCCCTCATAGCTCATAACCCGTTGGTTTTGAAACTCTTTTCTTACGTCCTCCAAGCCGTACAAGACTGTCCGATCTTGGAATATGTCATCTCGCACCACCCGTGCATGGCCCTCAACCAGCACCAGCGACCAGTTCTCCAGCATATGCGGTAAAACCCCCTCGACCTTTTCCCGCATGACCTCTTCGGCCTCTTCTTTCTTAGCGAGGGATGCCACATACGCCAGAGTGACAGGCACCTTCCCGCTGCTGTCGAAACTGTTCCAACGCTTTTCGCACTCTCCGTCTTTGAACTTTTCACCATCAGCAGACCATTCAGCCCAAAGCTGTAGTCCTTCGTCATCGCCGTCAAAGTGGTGGTGCAGAGCCATCCCGATTCGGAACCAGTGATCGTGGTCGATGTCTGGATCGACTTTGCTTAGCATTTCGCTTACGTCTTCGACTTCTGCTTCAAACTTAGGACGCAGAGCAAGCAATTCGTCGTACTCACTGAGGTTGCTGTCCATACCTTTACGGCTTTCCTGCCAACCGGCCTCGCGTGCCTTGCGCTCAAAGAACTCTACGAACCTCCGCGCCATGTCTTCGGTCAATTCTGGAAGTTCATCGTGATTCACACTATCTAAGCTGGCGTATGATTTTAGCCAACGGTACGGCTTCTGTGTATCTGGATGCACTCCGAAGGCGACAAACTGCTGACCGTCACCTAACACCTCGACGGCGTGCTTATTGCCTTCTTGACATTCAAACTCAGCGGATTTGATCTTCTTACGCGGGTTTCCGCGATACGCGAACAGCATTTTAGGCTGGTTGCCGATGCGTGCTGCGGCTATTCCCACATTCTCTTCAAGCCACTTTGCGCACAACTTCACTAAACTTACGTTTCGGCAATCGACATCAACAGCAATTGTGGTTTTGCACAGCACGCCGATGCCGCTCTCTGGAAACTCTTGCGACCAACGCGCTAGATCCTCATGCGTGGCGTTGGCTTTTTGCCACTCGTCTATGCACGGAAACTTCTTACCCTTTTTGATAGGGATGACTTTATAGCCACGGTCTATTAACCGCGTTCCTATTTCTTCCAACATAACTCCCCCTTTAAACTAAATCTTGCCGGTCATTTGATCGCAATATTCAACGCATTCGCGGCATCTCTCCCCAGCCATTTCAAAAAGAGCAGCCAGAAACAGGAATATGATTTCAAAAACCTTGGCTGTGTAGCCCAACGTTTTATATAGGTAATGTTTCATAGACCCTTCTTCCACTCAGTCGCTAACTGTTCGGTTGAGGCGACTAGATCGGGGCACAAAGATTGCCATGTCACTTCACCCTTAGTGAGAAGTTCGATTTGGCAGGCTCTAGACGCTGGCAACACGCCACTTGTCCGCCACTTGCTGATGGCTTGTTTCGTAACGTCGAGTCGCCCAGCGAGTCTGTTAAAAGAATCGTTGGCTAAAAGATGACAGGCAAAGTCAAGTTGCTCGATGGCTTTTCTTCGATTCGGATCACTTTGATAACGCATTTCGCAAAATCTCCTTTTAGTTGCGATTTCATGTTGACAAGATAAACGAGGGCAAATACGCTTTGCAACCTAAATTATCACTTTCAACATTTTGTTGATATTTTTGGAGCGTTAATGCAGCAATTTGATTTAGAACTGGACGGCCTCGCCCATGCTGAGTTAAGCGCAAGCTCTGCGCACCGTTGGATAGCCTGCCCTGCAAGCGTTCAAGCAAGCAGAGGGATGCCTGACAGTTCTGGTCCCGCAGCCGCTGAAGGGACAGCCGCTCACGAACTTGCGGAGCGTTGCTTACTTACCAACTCACAACCCCACGATTTTTTAGGCGAAACCTTTAACGGTTACACAGTTAACAAAGAGATGGCGGACGGCGTGCAGGGCTACGTCGATTTCTGCCGTGCGCTGCCACAGAGCAGAAGCTACATAGAGCAGCGATTAGATTTTTCTATGTGGGTGCCTGACGGGTTCGGAACGGCGGACTTTGTGTCAATACGAGAAGGCGAAGCGTGGGTAGTCGATTTGAAATTTGGACGAAACATCGTTTACGCGGATTGCGACCAGTTAAAAGTTTACGCGCTTGGCGTTATCAGCGCGTTTGGTTTCGACGCTCAGATCGACATTGTCAATATGACGATAGTGCAACCGCGTCTACATCACACAGACACCCACACAATGCGCGTAAAAGAGTTGCTGAAGTGGGCTAAGAATGTATTGCAACCTGCTGCCACAGCCGCACTAGGCGACAGCCCCGAATTCAAAGTTGGTGAGAGCCAATGCCGCTACTGCAAAGCCGCGCCAACTTGCAAAGCCTTATCTGAGCACAACATGGAACTGCTTCAAGCCGCGATAGATGAGCCAATCACACCACCAGAGCCTGAAACATTATCTGTTGAAGAAATCTCAAAGCTGCTGCCAGAGCTTGGATTAATAAAATCTTGGTGCGACAAAGTTGCGGCCCACGCATCGGAACTAGCGCGGGACGGTCAAGAAATCGCTGGTTACAAGCTTGTCGAATCGAGAACAAACAGACGCTGGTCCGACGATCAAGAAGCTATACGAGTGATGCAGCGACTAACGAATGAGCCGGTCTATTCGGCTAAACCAATTTCGCCAACCCAAGCCATTAGCTTGCTGGGAGCGAAATGCGATGACGTAAATTCGATCATCGTCAAACCAGCGGGGAAACCGACACTGGTTCCTGTGTCAGACAAGAGACAGGCAATCAGTAAACCGGCAGATCTGCTAGATAAATTAGACTAATAGGTAATAGGTATTATGGATAAGACTGTAGTTTTGAAAAATGTACGTTTGTCATTTGCGGACATCTGGCAACCAAAGGCTTTCAACCCAGGGTCGCCGCTAAAATACTCTTGCAACTTTTTGCTAGATAAAGAGACGCAAGGTGATCAAATAAAAGCGTTAGAAAAGAAAATGCAAGAAATGGCGTTAGACTTTTTCAACGGCAAACCACCAAAAGGCATCAAGCGGTGTCTGGGCGATGGCGAAGAAAAATCTTATGAAGGCTACGAAGGCCAGATGTTTGTCAGCGCAAGCACTGTCAGAAAACCGGAAATTATTGATCGCGACAAAATGGAGTTAGTGGAGCTAGATGACAAGCCCTACTCCGGTTGCTACGTCAACGCGGTAATAGGCCTATGGGTGCAAGACAACCAGTATGGCAAGCGCGTAAACGCGAATCTCGACCTGATTCAGTTTGTCAAAGAAGGTGATCGGTTTGGCGGTGGTGGTGGTAGCAAAGCCAACCTCTTAGATGACATAGGGGACGAAGCCGCTGCTGATGTCGTTGCTGAAGCAGAGGACTCGTTTTTCGAGTGATCATCTCAATCGACTTTGAGACTTACAGCGAAAGTGACATTCGCTCCGCTGGCGCATATGCCTACGCAGACCACCCTAGCACGGAAGTGATCTGCTTGGCTTGGCGCGTCAACGAGGAACCCCCAGAGCTTTGGCTTTGGGGAGATCCCCTCCCCGTGCAGCTTTTTCACTACATTGAGAAAGGCGCACAAATATGGGCGTGGAACAGTTTCTTTGAGATGTGTATTTGGAATTTAGTTTTAGACTGGCCTCGCGTCCCTTTTAGGCAGTGGAATGACACCGCAGCCCTCAGCTCAGTACAGGCTTATCCCCGTGCGCTGGGTAACTGTGGCACGTTTTTGGGGCTGGAAGGTGACCAAGCTAAAGATAAGCGCGGAAAGCTGCTAATTCAGCGGTTGTGTAAACCACAAAAAGTAAGGGCCAAACGTGCGAAATAGAGATCCAGAACTGCTAAAGGAAATGTACGACTACTGTGAACAGGACGTTGTTGCAGAGAGCGAAATACGAAAACGTCTGCGCGATCTGCGCGGGACTGAGCGCCAAATATGGGAGCTTGACCAGAAGATTAACTGGCGGGGTGTGCGTTTAGATAAAGAGAACATTGAACATGCGTTGGCGATCATCGCGGACGTAGAGCAAAAGCTAAACGCCGAAGTGTTTGATCTTACCGATGGCGAGATGTCATCAACCAGCAGCCGCGCAAAGGCTCTGGATTGGATTAACCGCCAAGGTGTGTCGATGGAAAGCTACGACAAAGCTGCTGTTGTTTGCGCGTTAGAGGGTTTTTGCCCTCCAAAGGTTGAGCGGTTTCTGCAAATCAGACAGGCGCTGTCGCGCAGTAGCACGAAGAAGTATCAAGCTATGTTGTCTTGTTTGGGCCGCGATGGCAGAGCGCATGGCAGCATGATTTATTGTGGCGCTGCCACAGGGCGGTGGACAGGCCGTCACTTCCAACCTCAAAACTTACCGCGCCCAACAGTCGATGACGTTGACGCAGTCATCGACCTATTCAAACACAGAGATCCGTCACTCTTTCCATGCGAACCGATGGAGGCACTGTCCAGTTGTTTGCGGGGAATGTTGATTGCCAGTGAAGGTAACAGGCTTATAGTTAGCGACTACAGCGCCATCGAAGCACGGGTCATTGCTTGGCTTGCAGGGCATGACACGGTGTTGCGATCATTTCGAGAAGGTCTTGATCTGTACAAAGTTACAGCGGCAGCAATGGAGGGTTGCGACTACGACGATGTGGACAAGGATCAACGATTTCGAGGAAAAGTAGCAAGCCTAGCACTTTCCTATCAGGGTGGTGTTCGCGCCTTCCAAAAAATGTCAGAGAACTACGGTACTAACGTGGATGAACCTAGTGCCATCAAGATAAGAGACGATTGGCGTGCAGCCAACAAGCCGATAGTTAGGTTGTGGAACGAAGTCGAACGCGCAGCGATGAACGCGGTGCGCTACGGCACTGAGCAGGATACCCGTTGTGGATCGTTTAAATTTGTTGAAAGCGACCTTCTCTTCAAGCTGCCATCGAAACGAATACTTTCATTCCCCAGAGCCTCACTGACTGACGGCGCATACGGTGAAAAGCTAATCTACGAAGGCATCAACAATCACACGCACCGATGGGGTCAGATAGACAGCTACGGCGGTTCGCTTGTGCAGAGCATCACTCAAGCGGTTGCTAGAGATCTGTTGGCGCAGTCGGTACTAAATATTGAAAACGCTGGCTACCCCGTTGTGCTCACTGTGCATGACGAAATTGTCGCGGACGTACCCAAAGATTTTGGATCGTTAGACGAATTTAACTCTTTAATGTGCAAGCTGCCGTCATGGGCTAGGGGTTTACCCGTGGACGTTGAGGGCTATGAGTCGGAGAGATACCGGAAGTGAGAGAGTCCAACGTCGAGCAGACTGTCAACAGCTACGCCAGAGGGGAAGGATGGTTGGCGTTCAAATGGACTTCTCCCTCTCAGCGCGGTGTGCCAGACATGATTTATTTCCGCGATGGCGAATGCTTGATGATCGAGTTCAAAGCCCCAGGCAAAAGACCCACTCCATACCAACACGCAATTCATAAACGATTGAAAGAACATGGCTTCCACGTTTATGTCGTGGATAACGTAGCCCAAGGAAAATTATTATTTTAGACCACAGCGATCTTCACCAATATCAATTGCGCTCCGCTCAGTTCATAAAAGACAATCCAAAGTGCGCCCTCTGGGTGGATATGGGACTGGGCAAGACTGTTAGCACATTGACTGCATTAGTCGATTTAATTGTGACCAAAGAAGTGAGAAAGGTTCTTATTATTGCGCCTCTGCGTGTCGCGCAACACACATGGCCTCAAGAGATTCAAAACTGGTCGCACCTGAAAGCCATACGGTTTTCTGTCCTAGCTGGGTTGAGTCCTATTAAAAGAGAAGAGGCTATGCACTCTTCGTCGCATATACACATCATCAACAGAGAGAACCTACCTTGGCTCGTAGAAAATTTAGGGCGCAATTGGCATTACGACAGCGTAGTAATCGACGAGTCCAGCAGCTTCAAAAGTCACAGCAGCCAGAGATGGAAGGCGCTGCGTCAGGTGGTGAAGACGGGCAAGATCAAACGGATGGTTCAGTTGACGGGGACACCGTCACCAAACAGTTTGATGGAATTGTGGCCTCAGATTTACCTTCTTGATGGCGGCAAAAGATTAGGCGACACCCGTGGAAAGTTCATTGACACATTCTGCAAACAGGTCGGCAATCCGCAATGGAGCCAATATGAAGTCCGCGCAGACATGAAAGAGGCTTTGCAGCGTCGAGTTGCTGATTTAGTTCTGCGCTTAGCTGCAAAAGACTACTTGGAATTACCAGACCGCATAGACAGCAACGTAGTTGTGCAGTTGCCGCCCAAAGCGAAAAAAGCTTACGAGCAAATGGAAAAAGATTTCTTGATAGATCTTGATGACGGTGAGGTTTTAGCGGCTAACGCTGCGGTAAAAGTAAACAAACTACTGCAAGTTTCTTCTGGCTCCGTTTACACCGAAGATGGGTACACGGTTTTACATGACGAAAAGATTGAGGCGCTAAAAGAGATTGTAGAAGCCTCAAACGAACCTGTTCTGGTGGCGTACAACTTCAAAGCTGACGCAGATAGGATCTGCAAAGCTATAAAAAGTGCAAAGGTGTTAGGAAAGAACACGAATTTGATAGAAAAATGGAACCAAGGTGACGTTCCGTTGATGCTTGCGCACCCTGCCAGCGCGGGGCATGGCCTCAATTTACAACATGGTGGGTCGCTAATAGTCTGGTTCGGACTTTCTTGGTCTTTAGAGTTATATCAGCAATTTAATGCGCGTTTGCACAGACAGGGGCAAAAGAAACCAGTGCGTGTAATCCACCTTCTGGCGAACACAAGCGCGGATTACATGGTCAAAAACGTTTTGGTGAATAAAGAAACAGAGCAGAACGCATTGTTTTCTTTTGTACATTTTATGAAGCAAAGACAACAAAAAGTTGACAAAACTCTTTAAGACTATGGTACATTCGCGCTTACATATTTTGCCCAAGGGAGCGTTTTGAAAGAATTTAAAGATAGATTTGCGAAAGCGTGTTTAGACAACCCAGACATCCCACCTTTTAACAGGGGGCAACAAACTTTTTTGGCGCAAAATCTTGGAGTTAGTCAAGAAGCTGTCAGAAAATGGTTTTACGGAGAAAGTAAGCCAAAGAGTCCAACCGCTCGAAAGTTAGCGAAGCTGCTGAAGGTTGATTACCTTTGGCTAATGATGGGGACAGAGCACGGCGAAATAGAAATAAAAAAAGTGGCTGCGCAGCGGCAGGATTCCGCCGTCTACGCTTTTATGGCTTTTATGCTTGAACAAGGATACAGCGCAGCGTTTGAACAAAGCGACAGCGACACAGACGTAGTTAGCATCCACGGCGGAGAGCAGAACCAATTTACAGTACGCGCAGTCGAGTCTGCTGAAGAGGGTATGTTTGTGCGGTTTCCGTCAAGCAGCCTTTCTTTAAGCACCCCCATTGTTGCGGTTAAGACACAAAACAGTAGTTTGTCGTTTGATTTTTTGATTGTTAAACCTGAAATATGGAAATCTGAATCTAAAAAGAAAGGCAGTATGTCTGTGCTGAAAATAACCAACCCGTCAAAAAGAAAGTATCTTGTTGGCGACACCAAAATACCGTTTTATTTGGAGTAACAATGGACAAACCGTACCTAACATCCGTCGAGCTTGCCGATCTTTTCGGCATCAGCAAAGGCGCTTTGATGAACTCGATTTCACGCGCTGAGTTCCCCGTGCCTACTTACCGACTTGGCAGACAAAGAGTTGCTGATAAGATTGTTGTGGAGACATTTTTTGAAGCTCGACGGCTTGAAGGATTACAAAACATTACAACATGATGTTGTTTACACAACATTAAATCGAGTTACTTTATGGTAGATGATATGGCTGAATGGGCAAACGCGAAGCAAGACAATGTAAATCGACCCCCCCACTACAACCAAGGGGAGATCGAATGCATAGATTACTTACAGGATAATTTAGGTGATGGGTACTCTTTCTACCTTGAAGGCAACGTGAAAAAGTACATGCACCGCTTTAGGCATAAAGGCCAAGCGGTGCAGGATCTACAGAAGGCGCAATGGTATCTAGCTCGACTAATAGATCACTGTTCGATTCAGCATCCATAGCTGCCACCACCTTGTCGGCGTTTAGGTGCGTGTATCTCTTGAGCATGTTCAAGTCTCTGTGACCTGAGAAAAGTTGTACGCGCATAATGTCGTAACCAAGCTCAAACAAGCGGCTGATACCCTCGTGCCGCAAATCGTGGAAGCGCACTTGCAGACCGGCTTTTTTAGCCGCTGCTCTCCAACGGTTGCTCAGTGTCTCATCGCGGTAGGGAAATATCCTAGAACTGGCTCTCTCTTGCCTTTGAACAATCTTAGCTGCTTCCTCTTGCAAAGGTACGCGCACATACCTCTTACCTTTTTTTGGACACTTTCTCCACAAACCGATTGTTCGACCATCCTCACCTAACTCATCCCAAGTCATGTTGAGTATCTCGCCACGGCGCATAGCTGACAAAACAGCAAACTTAACAATATCCGCAAACGGCATTTTAGTGCTAACGCTGCTGATTACCTTGTCAATTTCTGCATCAGTCATCCTGACTTCTCGCTCATCACTTTCTGACACGATCCGCATTGATCTGAGGAAGTGCGAAGCCTTTCTGAATTCGTCCAATTTAGGTGTGCAGTCGTATGCTGCTTCAGCCGCTTTTAGCAGACTGCCTAAATAAAGCATGTCTTTTTGCACTGTGCTGGGATGAACTTTCTTCCCGCGCTCTTTGGCAAACTTAATTATTACTGGAGACGTTAGTTCGCTAAGGTTTAGATGACCCAGTTCCTGCTTTACACCTTTAAGGTGACCCACCTTATCTCTACGGAAAGGACCGTACTCTTCTAGATAAGTAGTGATCAACACTCCAAGGTTTGAAGTGTCCTCAAACCAAGTGCCTTTGTTCAATGCGGTTTCTATCTCTTTCATTCTAGCTTCAGCCTCAGACTTTTTGAGAAAGCCACTCTCTGAGATTGTGTCTATTCCGACTCTGCGGATCAGAACCCTATAGCCTTTTCCGTGCTTATTAATGCTGCCCATTTTGGTACACCTATTGGTACATGATGAGCATTAGTGTAAATGGTCAATCGTTAATTGACAACGAGAATTGCACCACTGGTACAACCCCTCCGTTATGTTAAGTTATTGATTATTATCAATTATTATATGTTGTGGGGGATGATGGATAAAATGATAGGTCTTACAAATCAATGACTTAGAGCCGATTGGTTCGTTTTTGGTTCATTTTTTTGATTTTTTCTTCTTTGCCGTCTTTGCGGCAGCTTTGAAGTCAGAGTCAGAGGGTGCGCCTTTACTGCCCTTCTTGCGCATCTTTTCTTTTGAACCCGCTGAAATTCTTTTCTTCTTTGCAGCGATGTTAGCATAAAGACCTTTTTTCTTCGTAGGCATTATTTTCTCCTAGCTCACGGCCCACCACAGAACCAAGGCGACAGCCAGAGGGACTAAGCCAAGGCACAAGGCCGCAATTGTTAACATTTCAATCATTTGTTTTCGCTTTTTACGCTTCAATGCTTCAAGGCGTTTTACTTCTTCTTGGCGATTTTTTCTAGCGTCAGCCATCTTCTGCTGCATGTCATTCCAGAGGTCAGTCCGATTTAAAGACAAGAATAAATCCTTCATTCTTTGTCGGGACTGACGAACCATCTCTTCAGCCATTACGGCCTTTGCAGCCTCTGCCTCGCTCATCGTGCGGGTAGAGTTCTTGGCTTTTTGCAGATCGAACTCAGCAGCGCCCATGCGGCCTATGAAAGCGCCAAGGCTTTCAATATTGTTAGCCGCGCCAGCCGCCATTTCTAAAGTTTTGCAGGCTGCTGTAACCGCCGCTACCGCTTCGAGGATCATATGGTTATCTGATGATCCTAGTGTCGAGCAGACCACTATTGATTGCTCTCATGTCCCTTTCGTATTGGCTCTCGTTTGAATCATTCGGGTTCGCTAAGTTGGAATAGTCATCTAGCATTTGCTGCGCTAAATCTCCATAAGAAGGTTGCGGGGCTTCCTCTAAAGCGCCGCCGCCCATTGCTTTTCGGGGGTCAACACTGACCATAGATTGTGGGGGCGGTGGAGTAGCCAACGAAGGCAGACCGCCCGACAACATGCCAGATGCGTCCTGCACACCAGCCGACTGATTGATCTGTTTTAGCAGTGACCCACTATCAACCATGCCCGTAGGCGTAGCTGTTGCAGGGTTGTTGATAAAACCTAACACGCTGGTTCCGTACTGCTGATCTAAATCACTTAGCATGTTTGCGGTGCCGCCCGACTCACCGCCACCTAAACTGCTAAAAGCCTTAGATGCCCTGCCCATAATGCTGTCTAATAGTCCCATTACTTGACCTTCCTTGTGTCTAACACACCGCCCATCAAGGCATTCATATCTTTATCAAACTGGCTCAACGCTTCTTCCTCAAGCCGTCCACCCTGCCCCGCAGCAATTTCCAACTTTTGGTACGTTGGGTCGCGGAGCAATTTTCCTGTTCGGTTTGTAAGTATTGCTAAATTAGACTTCACAGTTGGCGCGTCTATCACTCCTTGGAGAGCACCAAGTATTGCCCCTGGGCCTCCTCCAGTTGCTGCACCCGCGCCTATTTTAAGTGGAGCACCGATCCCAACTAAGTCTCTGTTTCCAATTCTGGCAGCGGCTGGATTTTGTATTTTTCGTTGCACTTCGGAAACCTTCCCGTAGGCAGCATTGATTTTAGCCAGTTGGGGGTCGAGTATCTCTAACTGCTCTTTAGCTGCTTTCGCTATGGCTTTTAAAGTGGCTTCTTGTACATCGTCTATCTTTCTGTTGTCGCCCAGCTTTTTGTCGTAGCTCACAGTCTGATAGATGTTTCGTTTTATTTTTGCTACGTCTTGAGGCGTAAGCCGACCACCGGCATAAAAAATGCCGTCCATCATATCCTCGACAACTTTATCAATTTTTGCCATGTTGCTTTTAGCGTTAGGGTTGAGAGGAATGAAATCTTTTTCCACCTCATCGACATAGGTAAATAGTTTGTTTGAAGGTATTTCAATGTCTTTCTGAGTCAACGCGCCTTCTGCCGCACCAATAGCCGCGCCTAGCTTTTCTTTCTTACCTTGCACCTTTTCCGAACTTCTTTTTGTTGGTGTGGCACCAACTTCTAATCCAGCGTCAAGCAGTCTAGCCCTTTCTGCTTCAGGCAAAGTTGTGCTCGGCTTCATCGCGCTTTGGTATAGCTTACGCGACAAAGGCTGACCCATAAGCTCCTCCACAACCGCTGTTGGTCTTCGGACTGAACCGCTTAACGGGGATAAGCTAGTACCGGCATTAATCACGGAGTCTGCTAATTGTGTGTCTAATCCAGCGGATTTTAAGCCAGCTTTAGCTCCCGCACCGGCTCCTGAAACCAAACTGGCTACATCAAGCAACATTCCCGCAGGGTCTTCCATCAATGTTGTTTTAGCGTTATCAACAGAACCATATCGGTCATCAAGCGCACCGGCAAACGCTTCACCTTCGCCTTGCCCTTTAATTTGATAACCCTCTAACCCTTCTACGGTAGTGGGCCTTTCTTGCAAACCAATAGCATTGCCAAATCTGTTTATAGCAGCCGTTTTTTCTGGCCCAATAAACTCGTTAACTTCTTGAGCAGCATTGTGCAAACCGCTCTTAGCCAAAGAACCCGCAGCATAAAGTGTGTCTATTGGGTTCATCACAGCTTGCGCCGTATCTGCCGCCACGTTGTAGAGGCTTGATGGTATGTTGCTAACCATTGTGCCTAGGTCAAAATCCACGCCTTCGTTAGCGGACGCGGCAGTTTCTTCCGCGTCTCTCAGCATCCGACGAAACTTTAGCTCGTTAGAAGGGTTTCGTTCTAGCTCCGCTATTCGGATGTTGTCTCTTATTTCAGATATATCCATCAGTTAGCCGCCTGTCTTTCGTCGCGGTTACGCCTTAGCATTTCTAACTCAGCTTGCTCCTCTTCATTCAACGGGGATGCCGCCGTATTTGGTGCTGCTGGCGTTTCGGTGAGCGCACCGCTTTGCGGCCCCGCACTGTTAGCAGAAGAGTCTTCGAATTTAGGATCTTCTAACAAAGCTTCAAACGCAGTGTTTCCGTCGTAGGCTATGTTCGGGTTGAATACCTTACGGTTGGTTGCGCTACTTCCGTATAGACCGTCCATTTCTGAGAGGTTATATTCCAAAGAAGTGACAGATTCGTCATAACTTTCTAAAACAATTCCTAGATTCTCTCGCAAAATTTCTGGCTTATCGAACAGTGAAAGTCTATTCAAAACTGCTTGTAAAAAAGCAAGTTCTTTTTCAGTCACCTGACCTAAAGCACCGCCACTTTTGGATTGCTCTCGCATCTTCTGTATTTCGGCAAAACCGATGTTTGCCACAAGCATTTCTAACTTGCCTTGTATCGTCTTTTCATCAGTTCCTGGGATGTACTGCAAAACACCGTCGATTGCGCGGGTTGATCCTTCCAACAGGCTCATAACCTCTTTCACTTCTCTCTCAATATCATCTCGTTTGCTAGAAAAACTTCGTATTGTTCTTTGCATACGGGGTCTGTCTGCGTGGTACACACCTTGTGCTGCGGTGTAGTTTTCAGATGTAGCCAGCATTTCCTTTTGCTTTAGCTCGGTTTCAAAGTTAGTCGCATAACCAATAACACTTCCGTCCGTTTTGTTGACCATAATAGGTCTGCCGTTTGCGTCCGATGCCATAACTATGTTGTCTTTCAATTTCAGCACATCATGCGCCTCAGAATGAGGGCGACCCTGCTCTATCAATCGTTGTGCCCTTGCGGTTGATTCGGGTGTGTAGAAATCAGGGTTAGGGGATTTGAAAAAAGAACTTTGATTGTTTGCATTCAAACGGTTAGTAGAAGCTACATATCTTTGATTTCGAGCAGCCTCTAACGCAATAAATCGACTATCTTTAGCCTTATCGTACAGTTCAGAATTTGTGCCGTTGAGCGCATCAAGTTCTTTTAGACGATCTTTATGGCGTGACTGCACTTCGCGGCTAGGGTCGTTATTGAAAGCCTGACCCCCAGACATAATATGGAAGGGCAAACCGATAGTGTTTCGAGCCACATCGGTTACAGTGTCTCTGAAGCGGAACATTGGATCACTCAACTGCTCCTTCGCTCTGGCTGTCTCTCTGGCACGCTCTTGATCAACTAACCTGTCGTAATAAGCACGGGTTGCAGCCGCTGGATCGCGGTATGTTTGCGGGTTAGGCAAAGGCGGTCCCATTTCACCTATAGCTAGTTCTTGAGGCGTGCGGGGCAGAGCAGTCATAGTTTGCTCCGCAAACTCTTGCGCCACCATGCTTCGAGACGGCGGCGTATACGCTTGCGTTATTGGCTTGTTCTCCGCCAAGAACTGAGCGTTATTAATGCTCTCATCATCTTTCGAGCCAACAAGATCCAACGCCCCACGGTTAGTGAAGCTGTCAGCTATGTAACTAAATATTCCCATTACTTTTCTCTTTATTTAAAGCCGAAGCCAACATTCATACCGCTGCTCTTACCCGTGCTGCTGCTGGTAGCCGATGACAAGTTATTAGGCGCACCAACAATCTGGTTGTAGAAGTTCAACGAATTGTAAGGTGCCATTTGTTGACGGAACTGCTGATTATAAAGCTGCTGTTCGTAGTCTCTGCCGTACTGACCACTCGCAAGCTGTTGGCCCACGCCAGTGTTGAACATTCCCGCACCAGTGCGCATATCGGCAGTGCCTTGCGCCCCAAGCCGTGCAGCCAAACTGGCACCAAACTGTTGATTCTGTTGATTCGTGTTAAATGCGTTTTGCCCTACACCAGTGCCAAACTGTCGCGCCTGATTGAACTGTCCAGCATTGAACTGATTACCTTGCTGCTGTCTCCCCAAATTCGATTCAAGCTGAGAAGCGCCAATACCGTAGCCTTGACCGAGCAGAGCATTACCGGCTCCAGCGTTGAACATGTCGGACTGTTGGTCGAAACCGGCGTTCTGGCTGGCCCTTGCCGCGTCTATGCCAAAACCTTGACCAGTAAACTGATTGACCGAGTTCTGGTTCGCCATGCCCTGCTGCTGGCGATAGCCAGTGTTCATCGCATCCACACCTGTGGCGGTGTTAATGCCTTGCGACAACATGTTGTTGGACTGTCCGGTGTTAAACTGTTGGTTCTGTTGACCCATCTGCGCGTTCTGCTGCGCTCGGTTTGCTTCGATGCC